CCTTGAGTTTCTTGTCTTTGTAAGTGACAACCTTCTTCACATGTTGACGCCCTCCCGAAGGTGGGTTGGGCAAAGTATAACCATTCATCTTTGTGAGAGTCCATTCACGACGCCCCGCCGTTGCCCCTAGAGACAATGAAACTGGGTTGAATGTGATCACACATGGGTTAAGTTTGCTAACTAAGCGTCCAACATTGAAAAAGGCCGTAAGAATCATCTTGATAGTTGAAGGCAAAGTGGGTCTGAGGATAACCTCTTCCTCCAGAAATGCCTCAACATCACCGGTGTCAGATTCGTACGTCACTGAATAACTGTCAAAGAATTCATCGACAATCTCCGTCATGTACAACACAAACTGGTATGACCCAGGTTGGAAGAACTTGATGGTCTTTGCCCAAAGATCAGTGGCAGGATTCGCCTTACCGATCACACCCTCTTCAAGCATATTGCCCACAGCAGTGGACGTTCTACCATGAAGCGGGTAATTGTAATCGTAACTGTCCGAATTCAGGACCCTAAAACTTTGAACATCGATCAGAATTGAATTCAATTGAGGTGTTTGTAACTGTATGGTGTAATCCACCCAAAGCTCTCCGAGGATCTCCCCATCAGCTAATGCATCAGAGATAACCACGAAGAGACGCAGTACGTCGTACATTTTGATGTCCAAATTGTTAGTAAGGTCAGCAGAACGTACAAAGAATTGCTTCTGCTTGTGCAAATTAGAGCTAGTGCACGACATGGTCATCCCAGACCAAAGATTCCCCCGAATTGAGTCTTGAAAAGACATCAATTCAGTCTTCGACTTTGTGGAATTGTCGTCAGCAGCATCATAATCTGGACAGATAGCAACGGCCCCATTCGTGTTTGTAGACAAAGTGGGAACAAAAATGTACTGGAGTTTGGTGAATACATACGTTTCAAAAGAATTTGCAAGTGTTGATAACCATGGGAATGCAACAGGTAATCCTGGATTGACTTCAAACTCAAGAGTTTGGGTGCCAGTTCCATTAGAATTGATATCCGTCACGTACTCACGATGTGATACTGACAGATTCCTCAATGGATTCCTCGTTCGCATTGTAGACCCAAATGCGGTTGGTGCTGGATAAACGGACATTTGTTTGTTCCGTTTTCCGTTGCGATTGCGTCGGGGGCCCAGACGCGAGCGATTGCCCCTTGGCTTTTGGCCGGACTTTGATTTTTGTCTTTGTTTGTTGTTTTTGCTCATGATTTAAATCAGAACAAACGATCGATAGAATAGTGTGTTGGTAGTCTATGGTCGTGTAGCAGGCAATGGTGGAGTCGAACCACAACAGAGGTCAGCGAAATTCGCCCTCCACCTAGGAGTACATTACCTACTCGGAGACGTCTCTCCATGCAAGTCACCCATTATTCAGCGGCGTCCCGCCCGGGGAATGAGCACCCCGCGCATGCAAGTTATTGAGTAGACAATAAGAGTCCAAGGTCAACATCGTAAAGTGTCTGTAACACAGGTGACACCAACATATACGGTAGATCCTTGACTGCACGTTCGAGCTCAATTCGAAACGCATTCTCATCCTCAATAGTTAACCCATACACTTCATAAAAACAATCCCAAGTGGCCTCGGTCACAACATATTTGACAGTGCCACGCAACCGATGCTTGATATCAGCATCGATAATTGGGATTATTCCATACTTGGTGCAGTGTTTCAAGCATACATCCAAATACACTCGCAAAAATGGGACGTGTGAACCAGTAGCATCATATGACAATAGGCTGCCCATAAAGAGCTGCAACCATACATTGTCTGAGCGATTTGGTTTACTAAGCATCCATCCCATTTTGGACAGAACCCTTCCGGGTTTCTTCCCGATAGCATAAACAACTTCAGAGTCGATACCTATGATATCACGTTTATGAGATACCATATCATCGTCATTGAACGTTGCCGTGCCAACAGGGAAGAATCTGCAAGAAACGAACTCAACTACTGTAGGATTAGTTGATGACTGGATTTTTAAAGAAAAACCCAGTGCACTAACATACCCTATCATGTTCCGCTCTCCAATCTGACTCCAAGCCTTGCGAGTCATAATGGTGTAATTATCATCACCACTTACTGCGCAAGCATAAGAATCACCGAAGACACGGTGAGCATGGTAACAACCAGCAATAGCTTCCCCAGTTGTCTTGTT